ATATGGATCCACTACAATGAATCTAAACTCTACTGGATAATCTACACCAAAGGTGGTTTCTTTAATATGATTCACTAGTAATCTGTATAAAGCAGCTTGCATCCAATAGTTATAGTATTCAATTGATTCTTCAAACTGACCAATGGATTTGCTAGACTTTTTAAGATCGTTTACTCTAATCACTTTGTTATCATGATCCACCACTAAGTTATCAATAATACCTCTGATTCCAAAGTAATAATCATCAAATTCTAAGCAAACTAGGTCTAATTCATTGTGCTGCTTTACATTTGTTGTAAGACTATCTTGATCAAAGCCCATGACTTCCATTAAATTACCTTTAGATCTAATTGTATCTACAGTTGCTTTAGCAAAGTCATACATGTCTTGGTCTACAACAGTCTTTCTTTCTGCTTGAAACTTATAATCTAAATATTTTAGATTTTTTGGTATCAACATTATTTTAGCAATTCTTTGTTCATCAGTTTTTAAACTCTGATATAAGTTTTGCTCTTTAAGAATATCCAAAATATAAGTCTGAACAAATTCTGTAGTTTCAGGTGAAAGATCTTCATATGTTGTATATGTTTTACCTTCATTCTTCATACAGTCATAAAGTTTATCAAGCACTTTTCTTGGCCCATCACTAGGCATATCTGAAGACATAAGAACAAACTCATTCTCAAATTCTTCAGGGTTTAATAATAAGCAATGGAGTAGTTTACCTTCTACCATTGGTTTGTCTACTACATCATCTCTTTGCTTGAGTATGTAGTGTTGATGAAATAAAACAGGACTAAACAATAGTTTATTTAGTCCTGAGTATGACATCATGAAAGGTTGTGAGAAGAATTCATCTTCTAATCTTATCCTCTCTAATAGAGGGATATCTTTTGCGCTAATCAGTTTCATCATTTAATGTAATTATTCCTTCACAAAAGGAACTTAAAATTGTAATGTAGACTCCTGGTTTTGTTTTGTTGTAACTCCAGTATTTGCCATTTACACTTAAAGGAACAGGTAAAATAATATCAGCATTATCATCTTCAATCCATCCTGCTTTAGTCATCTCATCTTGTATAGTTTGAGCAGGATTAATAAAATCCCATCTGTGTCTACTACCTCTTACAAAGTGCATTCCTACAATGATAGGTAGTTCTTTACCTTCCATCATTTTTTTGAAATGATCTTTGAACTTTTTCCAATAAGGAGCAGTTAACTTTCTATACTTCTGAGTTGCTTTACTAGCAATAAACATTCCTGACCTAGTCATGATTCTACCATTCTTACTGCTAGGTACAGCATATGGAATAAAGAAGATTGTATTACTCATAAATGTTTCTTTAAATATTCTTTAACTTTTTTAGCACCGTGATCTTTAACAGAATCACTAATGTCTTTTGATAACTCTATTAGAACATATGGGAGATTATATTCTCTTTCATACTTCTCCATCATTTTTCTACCAGCTTCATCATTGTCAAAGATAACATACTTCTTAGAGTACTCTCCTTGTATCCAATCCATAATTGGTTCTAGACTGCTATTCTCACTTGCTGGTGCAATGAAATCACCTTTGATGTTAAGACTTTTCATAGTCATAATATCTTTAAGTGAACTGCATATAAACAATGTAGGATGACCTTCTAGTTGCTCCCAACCTTGAACATACTTGGAGAAATTCATAAACTTTTTGTCCTTGTTTTCTGGCATGTATATTTTACATACTTCACCATCTGCTTTGGTATAAGCATATACTCTTCTACCTACTCTGCTAAAACTTTCAGAGTCTCTTGTCATAGTAAATGAAGATACAGGTCTTACATTATAAAGATCTAATAAAGTACTTCCAATGTTATATGGAGCCCAGTATTCTTTATCATCTTTATTCCAAGATCTATAAATAATATCATGCAGCTTCCACTTAATTGGTTTTTCTATAGAAGATCTTGTATAAGTTTTTCCTTTTAGAAAATTCCTATAATCTTCAATAACCATATTGGAAGCATCTATGAAATCTAATGATTTTAATTTCATTATTAAATCTATAGCATTGCCACCAAGTCCTGTGCTAAAACATTTGTATCTGTATTCATTAGATGAATTTAAATAAATGTACATACTAGGAGTATTCTCTGTAGGATTAAATAAACTTTTGATCTTTACATTCTGACCATTTAGTTTTTCTTTCAATCCTATATAATTCTCAAATATCCAATGTGGTGGTACATCATTTATACTGAATACTGCTTCTCTACTTGAAAACATAAGTTAAATGAATTAAACATCAAAGGGGGACTTATAATCCCCCTCAATGATGTTGTTATTAAACCAATTAATCTAAATCTAAATCATTGTTATCACGACCTGAGAAAGATTCTATAGTTTCAGAAGGCTTTTTCTTCTTAATATGAACACTTTCATTGAATGTGATTAGCTTGCTTGGTTTTTCACCATCAGCAACAAGTTCATAAGGTAATTTACCTTTTTCAAGCTTTGGTAAAAACAAACGATGTTGAATGTATCCTGCTTTGTTTTCATACTCACTACCTGCAATGCAGAAGTTAATATACTTTTCAGGATTGATCAAATATTTCTTTGCTGCTTCTAAATAATCTTCAATGCTGTCTGCTTGAATATCATTTTCAATTAGGTCTTTGCTTGCACCAATCTCTTTTGCAAAATTCCAAATCCATCTGAACATTGCATCATCTCTTTTCAAGACTTTGCCATCTTTGTTTGTGTAGTCACTATACGCATATTGCTGTGTTTGAACACGAGCAACCTGACCTTTATAGTTGCCTAACTCAGGGATATCCTTATCAATTGCTAAACCTTCAAATCCTTCTTCTAAGATAGGCATTGTCTCTAGGTTCAACATGATGTTATAAGAGTTAGTGTCATAAGGAGGAACATCTAATTTAATGTCTACAATCCTTGCTACTACATTTCCTGGTTGAATTACTTTGGAAGTTCCAGAATTACTTCCTACTTTTTTGTCTGCTTCTTTACTACTAAACATAATAATTTAATTTAAGTGTTAATCAATATAAATTTTGTCCCAATTTGTAACTATTGTATCATCATCTGTTATCTCTGATAATACAATCTCTTTGTTTCTTAAATGCTCTGGTCTAGCACCACAAGATATCTCATCACTAGTTTTAAAGCTAATGATATTTTGTTTTCCTTTTCTGTAAAGATAACCAATGGCATCAGAATTACTAGCAGTTATTCTTTTAATTTTACCTGTTAAATCTAAATCCATACTATTGAATTCATTACCAGCTTTTTCTAGCATAGTATCTTTAACGTGTCCAACTAAAATAACTTTTGGTGCTAATTGTCTAATGAAATCCAAGATCTTATTATAAGCTTGTCTTAACCACTGATAGCCTGCACCCTGAGGCATATTGATAATAGTACCATACTTTGGCTTACCTTCTGTAAACCAATTCTTACCCATAGAAGATTTAGAGTATAACTCCTCTGCATATCCTATGCAGAATTCTTCTAGTGCAGTTACAGTATCTATAGCAATATAATCATAAGGATTACCTGCTTCTTTAATAGCTTTACCTACTTGCTTTAGTTCTTCTAATGTTTTGATTTTAATCTTCAATGCCTCTACATAGTCTGAGCCATCTTCAAAATCTAGAATCAAACAATTCTTTAAACCTGCTAGTAGAGTAGTCTTACCCACTTTAGGCTTGCTAAATATAATTAATTCTTTAGGTGATTTTGTCAATGCTTTAACAGGAGCTAAAGGCAATTCAATTTTTGTTTCTGATGACATTTATTTTCTTTATTTCTTCGTTTAACCATGATTTAGTACTAACAGGTACACACTGTATGATTGATAATAAATCTCTTATTGTCATTGTACTAGTGTGTTCATCTTGCTGTTCTTCTTTTGATGAATAAGAATCAGAAAATTCAAAGTCAAGCTGAGGTTCTTTTGCAAACCCAGGTCTAGCAACAACAGGTTGTAGTTCATTTATATTTACCACATAAGGTCCCTCTTCATGAAACCCTGCTGAAGTATAAACTTCATCATAGTTTTTACACATAGGTAATGTGTATAATACTAATTCTGTTGTTGGATTATTATCTGTATCCACTAAATCATTCCAATCTTTATCAAAGAGAATAAACATATGTTTACCTGCAAACTCATAACCCATCAACAATACATGATTAGGATTATCTCTGATACTTTTTGGTGAAATTAAACTTGGAGTAAGATGATTATAACCCATGCTTTTTGCTTTCTCCATTACAGAGCTTTGAATCTTCTCTTTTGCTAAATGCCAAGGTCCTTTTTTCTTTTCGCTTTTAAATTCCATAAATTAAATAATTTGATAAATTTTACTCTTTGCAAAATCTGCTCTAAACAAGGTTAGTCTAGGCTCACCATTTCTTACCTTTAGGAAGTGGACTGCTAAGGTATCCATATCTACAGGTATTCTGTCTGGACCATAACTTGTTAAACCATATTTTGCAGGTCTATTAATGCCAACTAAGATATCTGTAAATTGTAGTAATGCATCAGCACCAAATACATCACTATCTTTTACAAAATTTCCAATACTATTTTTTGCTAATCTTTCAGTACTTTCTATTTCTCTATTTAATTGACTCAATACTATGAAACAAACTGGTAGTTGTCTCCTAGTTTCTGCAAGCATATTGCCTAAGTTGTATAATGTTTCAATTCTATCTTTCTCACTAGCACTCTTCTTCAAGAGTAAACTGTGGTCAATAGTAATTAAAATTGGTTTCTTCTTAAGCTCATAGAACTTAAAAATCTTCTCTCTCATTGATTCTACTGTCAAGGGTCTCTCATAAGTATAGATTTCTTTGTATTTGTTTTCATTACAATATTTAATTGCAGCATCTAAATCATCATCTGTAAGCTTTGTACCTACACTTGATAATCTCCTTACATTAATTCCTGTGTTACCACTGATTTCTCTTAATGCAATGTTTCTAGCTAACATCTCAAATTGAAAGTCTAGCACACAGAAATCTTGATCAGGATTGAGTTTAAAAGCTTCTCTTGATATCATACTACCAATTAAAGTTTTACCACTACCAGGCCTCCCTGCTATTACAGTGAGACTATTCCATTCTAATCCATCCATTGATACATCATTAAACTTATTCCAAGGAGTCTTAATACTTTTAATCTCTCCTGTTCTTCTCTTTTGTGAATAAGCTATTGCTTGATCATATGCTTCAGATATGTGAATGAATCCTGATTCTTTAAGTGATTTTGTCATTTTGCTAATTTATTAATATAATTTAAACTTTCAAAATTTACCACAAGATTTTTTCCTTCTTGTAGTCAACTAATTGCAAATTAATTTTGTTAAAGATATCATTGCAATCCCAGTTAAATTGTTTTTGGTATGCTGCATAAGCAGGGTGGGTAGATTTTAATACTGTATGATGATCTCCAATAAATGCTTCATATTGTTGAGCTTGTTTACCCATCAATGCCCACACTAATCCTGTTTGCTGAAAGTTTAGCATATCTAATAGATATTCCATAAATGGTTTCCATGTATCTACATGCTTACCAATTTTACTAACTTCTGTAGTAAGAGCTGAATTAAGCATTAGAACACCTTGGTGAGACCATCTAACTAAATCAAGTCTTTCTTCATTCTCAACAGGATCTCTATCTTCTAGAGCCACAGTGTCTTCTATAGCCCTAAGCATATATCTTAGACTTGCTTCTGCTTTGTTAGTATTGCTACAACTAAATGCTATACCATCTGCAACTAATGGTTGTGGATATGGATCTTGGCCAATGATCACAACTTTTATTTTGTCTAGTGGACATTCTTCAAATGCCCTAAATAATTGTTTAAGTGGAGGAGTAAATCTTCTTCCTTCTTGATTCTCATTTACTAGAAAATCAATAATAGATTCGAACTCACTACTTCTAAGATGTGCTCTTAAGAATGAGGCCCATCCACTATCCACTAATTTTCCAATAAGTTTATCCTTGATTTGTTTAGTATCAGTTTTTTCTTTATTTTCGTACATAAATTAAATTTATTTATTATGAGCAAAATATTTGTAAATGCCATTAAGAAAGATGCTGTTGTCAAAGTACCTTTTAATACAGATGAAATTTCACAACTTCATTGTATTTTATTAAAGCACTTAGATGGTAAGTTTTCTCTTGATGATGCATCTTGGGAAACAGTGGAATCACTGTGTAGCAAAATTGATAATTATGCTAGAATTCAAAATCAAGTTGAATCTAAAGAAGTTAATTTCTAATGGAGAATCAAGAAACAAATCCTTCAGAAGAGTTCGCTAACATGATTGGTGATCCTGAACAAGAAATTGAAGTTCTAGATGATGAAAAGATATTTAATATCCCCATGTCAGGTGCTTATGCTAAGAGACTTCAAGCATTAGGTGCTTGGATGACTGAAAGCAAGAAACCAGAAGAGATATTAAAAATCTATGAAACACTTTCATCAGAAGATGGGAATACTAAATATGATTTTTTCACTTTTCATTTAGAGACAATGCTTATTTTACTTCATGAGATTGAAAAACAAGCAAGAGAAGCTGGCTCTATAACTAAAGTAAAAATTAAAGACATAGAAGGTTTAGTATAAAATACAACCAAACTCATTACCTATCTCGATACAGGCTTGTATGGCCATGGATATTTGATCTTTACTACAATCAGCAAAGCTCTTTACCATTTCCAATGGCTTACCTTCACTATCTTTTGCTTTAACAGTGAGGCCTGCTTTTCTCTTTACTTCTAGTTTTACA